TTGGTTTTTTCTGCTTTCTTTTGTTTTAATTGAGATAACAATGGAACAAAAAAAAACAAAAGAATATATAATCGAAACCGCCAGACGAAACTCATTAAACCCCGAACATGGTGGAAGAAAGTTTCTTTTTAAAAAAGGTCACATATCATACAATAAAGGTAAAAAACAAACAGAGTATATGTCAGCTGATGTAATTGAAAGAACTAAAGCTACAAGATTTCAAAAAGGTATTTTTCCTCACAATGGAGTTGCTATTGGAACTGAAAGCGTACATGACGGTTATATTAGAGTAAAAATTGCAATGCCAAATATTTGGAAATTCAAACATGTTATGGTTTGGGAGCAATATAATGGCAAAGTACCTTCAGGGCATAATATTCAATTTAAAGATGGTAATCGAGAAAATTGCGATATAAATAACTTGTACTGCATTAGTAGATCAGACCAACTAAAGAATGAAAACTCAATGTATTGCAAATACCCAAAAGAATTACAACTTGCTATACAAGCTAAAGGTCAATTAACCAGGCAAATTAATATATTAACCCAAAAACAATAAATATGAACACAGGAATAACGCTCATCGATGTTAGAGAGCAGGCTATGGATACCATACAGCAAATAAAAAATAAAACTCTTGATGTTAAAGATGCTCAAACAATTAAAGGACTTTTAGATGTTATTGTTGATACTGCAAAAGTTCAAGTGGAATTTATAAGAGCTTTGCCAAATTCTGTTAAAGACAAACTTAGTACAGATGATGTAAAATCGATTGCCGGTACTCTTAAGGATAGAGATGCGGAATTAGATGTTTCGCTAAAACAAATTGAAGAAAATACTAACTCATATAAATTCGATTAATAGTAAAAACATGAAAAAAATATATAACAAAAGAACATGGTTAAATTCTGCAAAATGCGACTCAACAGGTTCAGTAGTTGCATTTGATGGCAAAGTTACCGATATAGATACTGGGAAAAAATATACTCAAAGATTTTTAGAAATAGCTGATTGTAGAAGTAAGGTTAGACTACATAAGACATCTGATGATACTGATAAAGATTTTTTAGATAAAATGAAATTATTAAAAAGAGAAATAGATCTGTTCATAAATCACTTAGAAAATATTTAACAATTTAATACTTTACAAAAATGGTAAACTTTAATAATTTAAAATAAAATATATGCTACTAACATTCACAAATCCAAAGTTTGAGGGATTAATAAAGCAAAATATCAAACAACATACGATTAGAGAAGATAAAAACAATCGTTGGAAGGTTGGCAATACAATTCAGTTTTGGTATGGCAACCCACGAAATACAAACGCGAAAAATAAACCTTATCAATTTGGGGTAGGTATATGTTCAAGAGTTGAACATATAATAATGAATTTTCAAATGCCGGGAGAATATTTTCCTGATAGTGTTTACATAGGAGTAACAAAGCTCACAACAATTGAAGAATTAAATGCATTCGCAGTTAATGACGGATTTGAAAATTGGCATGAAATGAAAATATTCTTTAAAAATTACGGTGGCTATTTTGGTGGTAAAATAATTTTTTGGACTTTATGATTCAGGATAATAACGGAATAACAGAAATAGTTTGCGATAAGTGTAATTCCAGAAGCTCTGCAAGCACTATCGTTTCAAATGAAATCTTTTTCAAAAAAGGGTGGGGTTTTCAGCCAAGTGCCAAAAAGTACACCCATTTATGTAGAGATTGTCAGACGAAAAAACAACGTGAGGCACACGATTTTGTGGCTACATGTTTCGGGCGTTTTTTGATTTAATAGATAATATACAACAACTTAATACTTTACAAAAATGAGCAAACTTAAATTATTCGAAATAGAAGGATTAAAAGATGGAACACGAAGATTTCAGACCCAATTATTAATCGGCTCAGATGTCGCTGATTTAGTAATGGGCGTTGACCTAATAATGATGTGTTGGCGATATGGAGATAATGGAACTGGGTTCTATCCGTATGATAAACCATATGAAATTGTTTCAAAGAAGTCTGACATGAACATACAGCCTCTTTAAATGCCCATATAACACAAAGCGATTATGGCATACCACGGTAAATTATACGGTAAATTATGGGATAAGTACTTTGAGACTTCCCACACAACAGACAACTTCGATTTGATGAAAAAACAAGTTGCTGAATTAAAAGCTGAAATTGAAGAACTAAATCAAGCAAACAGGTTTCCTCCAGTTAATTATACAGAAATGTTGGCTTATTTTCAAAATGATAAATATTTAAAATTATTATATAAAGACCTTAACGACTTGCATTTAAAAGCAATTCCTATAATAATAAAAGTTTCTCCAACCGAAATGAAAGCAATTTACGATGATAAAACTAATGAGGCGATTTCAAGGTATCACAAAGTAATAAATTTCAGACAGGAGCAGATTCTGTCTTTTGTAAAGAAAGAAATAGCAAAATTTAAATAAAAATAAAATTACTTAGAAAAAATTAAATTATAAACTGTAAAAATTATGTTTAAAAGAAAAACAATTTTTATTACGATTGAGTTTGCAGATGTACCCGGATTGTTTGATTATCCAAAACATTTGCCTTTGCCACGAATAGGAGAAAGAGTTATATATAGTGGTAAATCCGGTAGAGTTTCAGAAGTAAGTCATATTACAGAAGGCACCGTGTCGGAAATAAAGATTACATGTTCACGTCACAAATTGGTGCTAACACCAAGATAGTCGCAAAACCATCTCAAAACCAGTAATTTATGAATTACTTAGAACTAAAAGAAAAAATGTTAAAATTATCAATAAATGAATCTATTTGCATGCAAGATAGCAAAAATGCAAGCATGGCGTGCTTTCTTCTCAGCAAAAACAAAGAAAAGCTCTTTGCTGTCGTTGAAGACATTAATAAACAAAAAAAAATAGTAAGATTTAAATAAACCAATAACTCGTCCCCACGTAAAACATCTCTTTTATGAAAATTAATCCAAAAACTATAAAAAATGTAATTGAAATTGCAAAACTCGAAGATATAATAAGTGAAGATATTACTCTCAAAAAACAAGGCAGCAGCTTTTATGGTAAATGTCCTGTATGTGGCAAAGATGGGAAAGGAAAAGGGTTAATATTTACTCCGGCAAAAAACATATTCAAATGCTTTAGTTGCGAAACAGGAGGCAACTCAGCAATTGATTATTTAATAACTGTAAAAAAAATCACATATCCCGATGCCATTAAATATTTGGCTAAAAAATATGGTATTGAAATATTAAAAGGTGATATAGCTTTATCCGGGCAATCGCTAAACAAAAACACAAAGTTTTCATTTTGCGAAGTTCAGCTTGCTGAATCAGGATTAATAGCCAAGGATATTACAGCCAGAGTTTATGTTGAAAATGACACCTTAAAAGAAACAGAAATATTTCAAGCCGGGACACTAAGCCAATACGGACACATTGAACATGGTAATGATATGATAATTTGGTATTACGACCTTGAAGGCAAACCTACAATGTATCAAAAACCTAAAAGTCAAAAATTTGAGCATCTATTCCGCGTACGTTGGCAATTTCCCGATCAACATCTTGACAAAAATGGCAACTCTATTAAATATCAGTCTCCTTATGGTTCAGGGCAACATTTATATTTCCCGGACATTATTCGAAATGCTTATCATAGAGGCACACATATTAAAAGATTATATCTTCAGGAGGGTGAAAAAAAAGCTGAAAAAGCTTGTAAGCACGGACTGTTTTCTATCGGATTAATGGGTATTAATTCAATAGGACACAGTGGCCGTTTACCTCACGAAATTAACTTAATTGTTCAAAAATGCAATGTTGAAGAAGTAGTTTTTGTGGTTGATTCCGATTGGGATCAACTTACAACAAATCCAAAAGTAGATAAACCGCTTGATTATCGCCCACGCAGTTTCTTTTCTGCAATACGAAACTTTAAAGATTATTTTCGTACCCTTACTAATCAGGGCATTTTTGTAGAGTTATATTTTGGTTATTATCACCAGGATAAAAAACATAAAGGCATTGATGATCAACTTACATGTTTTTTTAAAAATAAAGAACTCGATGTTCGCGACGACTTCGATAGAGCTATTAATGAAAAAAACGGAGTTGGTAGATATTATACTGTTCATAAAGTAACTACTGAAATAGATTCTTCTTTATTACGTTTATGGCACTTAGAAACTGCTGAAAATTTCGCAAATTTCCATAAAGAATATATCTTAAAAAGTGGATTAAAAGAATTTACAATTGGCAAACACAGATGGCGTTTTAATGAAAATGAAGTTCTCGAATTAGCGCAACCAATTCTTGATGATGAAAAATTCTGGGAAGACAATTCATATACCGACAAAAACGGTAATCATCACGAAAAAATACAATTCAGATATTCGCGTTGTTATAAATTTCTTAAAACACATGGTTTTGGACGTTTATTGATGAAATCAGGTAAATGGGATTTTATTAATATTGAAAATAAAATTGTTAAAATAGTTGAAGCTTCAGAAATGAAAGATTACATAATTAGTCTTACACGCGAAATTTGTAACGAATCTATTATGGACATGTTCTTTCGGGGCGGAAAAATGTATTTTGGACCTGAAAGTTTAAGTAATATTGATTTTATTCAGCCGGAATTCAAACATACCGGCAAAGATTTTCAATATATATTTTTTAAAAATAAATTTTGGAAAGTAACAGCTTTAGGAATTCAAGAAAAAGATATAATAGAATTAGATTCGTGCGTTTGGTACGATAAAATAATTGATTATACACCTTCTCTTTTAGCAGAGAAAATGGTAAATATTCAAGAAATAACTCAGGAACTCATTGATAAAACACCATTAGAGATTAGAAATGAATTAACGCCACATTTGGGTAGTTATAATATTAATTATTCAAATGAAGCAAAAAATTGTCATTTTTTACAGTTCTTAATTAATACTTGCGATTTCAACTGGAAAAATAAAGAAAAAACAATTGCTGAAAATTATGATAAAAACAGACATTTAGTTGCTAAAATGACAGCTTTCGGATATATGATGCATAAACATAGAAATAAAAGCTGCGAAAAAGCAGTTATCTGTATGGATGGAAAATTATCAGAAGTAGGCGAATCAAACGGACGATCCGGTAAATCATTATTCGGATTTGCACTTGATAAAATGGTTCCTACTGCTTACATTAATGCTAAAGCTAAAACCCTTACCGATGATCCTTTCTGGGCTGAAGAAGTAACAGAAAAAACAGATATAATATTTCTTGATGACGTACGAGCAAATATTGATTTTGAATTCTTTTTCCCCGTAATTACAGGCAAATTAACTGTAAATGGTAAAGGCATACGGAAGTTCACTCTATCCGAAAACGATACTCCAAAAGTATTAATAACTACAAATCACGCCATTGCTGGCAATTCAGGAAGTTTCAGAGATAGGCAGGCATTACTAGCATTTTCAGATTTTTATTCTGAAACAAGAAAACCTATAGATATTTGCGGAATTAACTTCTGGAGTGAGTGGAATGGGACAGAACAATGGAATTTGTTTTATAATTTTATGGGGCAATGTATTGAACTTTATTTACAAATAGGATTAGTAACTCCAATGTTTGAACGTTTAGAACTTCGCAGAATGCGACAATTTATTGGTGAAGAGTTTATGGAGTGGGCTAATGAATATTACGGTACTTCAGATGACATGGATGTTAACGAAGTATATTCAGCTAATAATGTTAATCAGCATATTCCTCGTGCTGAAATTTACAAGGATTTCCTTGATAAAAATCCTATGCAAAAGAAATTCGTTACGCCTAATAAGTTTAAAAAGAAAATTAAAACATGGTGCGACTATATGGGACTTAAATTTAATCCTCATAAACAAAATGATGAAGGCAAACCAGGTGGCAACGACAAAACAGGTAGCGTTGAGTATTTTACAATAGCAAATAATCTTTATTATTGTCCTGGTCAAGACGTAGAATTTTAATAAAATAATTACAGATATTAATTAAATCGCTTTACTCGTAAAGCGATTTTTTTTTGCGCCCCCCCTTCCCTTTTTTTTAATAAATAGTGCAAAATATTATATAGAAATTAATGCACTAAAATTGAAATAAAACAGTTTAAAAAATTGATAAATAGCTATTTATATATATATTATTATTATTTATATCTTTTAAAAAGATACTTGTTAAAAATGAAGCAAAAAACAGTACTTTAGTACGTACTGTTTTTAATTAATTGTTAATTAGTTTTTTAAGCTCGTACTAAAAAAGTACTATTTTGCATTATTTCGTACTATTTTTTTTTGCACAAAAATATTATTATATGTATTTTGTTGATATTCTATTGTTTAAGCTAATTTTTTGATGATTTTGTACTATTGCACAGAAATAAAGTATGTTTTTAGAGAAGTCAATATTATACTAATGAAATAAATTCAGTCCTTTAATTTTCATCTATTCAATTGCATCTTTGCTATATATTTTAAAAATAATAAAATGGGTGACGACGCAATTAATGGCATTAAAGAAGAATGGGAACCAAATAGGTTTAAAAAATTAGCCTATAAAGATAAAGTAGATTATAATGAGGATATTGATAATTTGCCCGAAATTCCCGATATTTCGAAAAAAGTTGACAAAGAAGCAGGCAAAGGCTTATCTACAAACGATTATACAACTAACG